TCCGGTGATCAGGTCTTCGTGAAAGAAATCAATCCTGAAATCAGAATTGATGCGATTGACAATGTGTTTGAAACTTGTCTTTCACTACTTTCCATGACGTTTGGTTATGGCACGAAGAAATATACCTTCGAAAATCATCAGATTCAGACGGCAACACAGTATATCGGTGAACGTCAGGATGCAATGCAAGAACTGAACAAACAACGTTCTGAAGCTGAAGCATACATCACCGACATCTGCCGTGCAATCATGTGGTTTTCGAACACGTTCAAGAAAACAAATTGGAACGTGGACGAAGATATATGCATCGAATTCGATGATTCGTACATCACAGACCGTCAGACGGAACTTGAAACACTTCGTGCGGATGCGATTTCATTCCCACAAGTGCCGGAATTCTTGATTCAGTACGTCATGACACGTCTGAATTGTGAACGTGAAGAAGCAATGAAATATATCCAGGCTGACACGTACGAATCCGAAGATATCGACGATGTGGAAGATTAAAGGTGGTGTGAACGATGTCACTGAATCAGGATCAGATTGATATTCTTGCAGATAAATACATCATCAGTTTGTACAAGAACTTGGAACGTGATGTGATTGGTGACATTGTACGACGTGTGAAGAAGTGTGAACGATGGACGGAAACAGCCGAAATCGAAGCCAAACACCTTCGTGAACTTGGTTATTCACCGAAAGAAATTCAAGCGAAAGTCCTTCAGATGCTTCGTGCCGACAAGGAATTTCAGGATTTCATCGCACAAAACACGTTGGAACACAAGAAATACGTGATGGATTGCATCAGACAGACCGAACGTGATGCGAAAAAGGCTGGTGACAAGATGGTTGCCGAAGCCGGAAATATGTCATTCAACGATGACCTTTCCATGTGGGAAGAAGCCGGAAAAGACCTGACGAAGCCGAACAACATGACACAGATGGTCAATGCATTCCAAAAACAGACGAATCAAGAACTTCGAAACCTGACACGGACGATGGGATTCAAAGGAACGACGTTGGAAAACGTATCAACGGCATTCCAAAAGGAACTTGACCAATGTGTTGTCAAGGTTGCTTCCGGATCCTTTTCATTCGATGCAGCCTTGAAAGATTGCATCAAGACATTGTCGAAAAGTGGTCTTCGAACAATCGACTATGCTTCCGGAAGGACATATCAGATTGACACGGCATCAAGAATGTGTGTCAGGACGTGCATTTCACAGTTGTCCGGTCGAATCACGGAAGCAAACATCGAATCAACCGGTGTTGACCTGGTAATCACATCACAACACATCGGTGCAAGACCTGAACATGAAGTTTGGGAAAACCAAGTGTTCGCATACAAGGGAAAATCCAAGAAATATCCGGATTTTGTCGAATCAACCGGTTATGGAACAGTGACCGGATTGAAGGGTGCGAACTGTACACATGAATTTTATCCATATTGGGAAGGCATTTCAGTGATTCCGGACAAGAAAGTCGAACCGGATCCGGTCGAAGTAGATGGAAAAACATACACCTACTACGAAGCAACACAGGAACAACGTCGAATGGAACGTTCAATCCGTGCCGACAAACGTGAACGTGATGCCCTGAACAGTATTGGTGAAGATTCTTCGGAAGTAAGGAACAGAATATCAAAGAAAATCAATGATTATCACCGATTTTCACAAGAAATTGGCATTCGTGCCAAAGATAATCGGTTGTAATACATTTCGCACGGTGGTGAAGTCCGGTATCACGTCCAACACATTCGTTGGAAGGTCAAAGGTTCGAATCCTTTCCGTGCAATTCGGCAATTGTGCCGTGATTCCCTACGGTGGAAAGCACCGTCAAATAAACTTTTTGGAAGAAAGGAAGTAAAAGAACATGAAGAACATTGAAACAATCTTGTCAGAAGTCGAAGGAATCGAACTTACTGACGAACAGAAGAAGTCAATCGTGGATGCTGTCAATGAAAATTACAAGACCGTCAATGATTGGCAGAAACAGGTGGACAAGGTCAACAACCTTACCCAACAGTTAACCACCACGAAAGACGAACTGAAGAAGTTCGATGGTGTCGATGCGGATGACCTGAAGAATCAGATTGCAGACCTTCAGAAGAAGTTGAAGGATGCAGACGATGAACTTCAGACCAAACTTGCCGACAGGGATTTCAATGATCTTGTGAAAGATGCGATTCAGAAAGCAAACGGAAAGAATGCGAAAGCAATCACAGCACTTCTTGACCTTGACACACTGAAGAAGTCCAAGAATCAGGCAGCCGATGTTGCAGATGCAATCAAGAAACTTTCTGAAGCTGAAGATTCATCAATGCTTTTTGGTGAATCAGTTGTAAAAGGCGGTGTTGATACGGCTGGATCCGTGTCGAAGCCTTCAGGCGGTTTATCTGCCGTTGAACAGGCTTTCTACGACAAGAATCCTGACCTTCGACCAACAGAGTAAAAACAAATTTTGAAAGGTAGGTAAAATACTATGGCACATGATCTTCAGGAAAGATATGCAAAGATGGTTCTTGCAAAGATTCGCAAGGAACTTGTATTAAAGGACGGTGTTGTTTTCAACAACGATTACGAAGGTGATCCAAAAGCCGGTGCGGTAAAGATTCCTTCACGTGATTCCGAAGTTACTGTTTCCGATTACGACAAAGCAAACGGAATCAGTGCATCTTCAGGAAGCACAACTTACATCACAATGAACATTGACCAGGACAAAGCGGTCAACGAAGTCATCGACGGTTACGATGCACAGGCTGTTCCGGACAACCTTGTTGCCGACAGACTTGATTCTGCTGGATATGCACTTGCAAAGGCAGAAGACACAGCCGGTGGAAACGTTCTTGTTGCTGCTGCAACAAAGGTTTCTGAAGCAACACTTACAAAGGACAACATCTATGCAAAGATTGTTGACCTTCGTACAAAGATGTCAAAGGCAAACATCCCTAACGATGGCAAGAGATATCTTCTTGTTACACCTGACACACTTGCACTTATTCTGAAAGCACCTGAATTCATCAAGGCATCTGACCTTGGTGATGCTGTTGTTCAGACCGGTGCGGTTGGTAAGATTGCCGGATTCCTTGTAATTGAGTGGAACGACGAAACAGCAAACCTTGCAATGGTTGCTGGTCATCCTAAATTCGCAACAAGGGTTCGTGAATTCAGTGTTCCTGTTCATGTTCAGGATCTCAACGGTTCAGGAAACTACATCGGTGCATCTGCCGTTCAGGGACGTGAAGTATTCGGTCACAAGGTAACAAGAAGTGTTGCAATCAACGCTGTCTTCGTACCTGGTGCATTAACACTTGCAGCAGCACAGGCAGCTACAAGCGGAAAGACCGTCATCACCGTTACTGAAACAGCAACATCCGCTTTCAAGTATGTGAAGAATCCTTCCACACTTGCAAAGTACGGTGAAACTTACGACGGAACATCCCTTACATCCGGCACAACACAGATTGCCGTTGCTGAAAACGACATCATCGAAGTTGCAGACCTTGATTCAAACGGCAAGGTTGTCAACGTTGGATACCACGTTGTTGCAGCATCCGAAATCAAGTAATTCATTCTGACGAAAGGAAGGGAATTGGAACATGAACAATATCGTCAATTGGGAATATTACAGTTCCCTTCATAATGTCGTTTCGGAAAATGATTTTTCCAAGGCTGAACAATTAGCAGAAAAAGAAGTCGCACTTGTCATCGGCTTTCCAAGATGGGAAGCCGTTGACGATACGGCTTTTTATTTTACACAGTTGAAGGATTGCATCTGCAACGTGATTGATAAAATGGCAAGCACGAAGGCAAGTGGTGTTGGAAAGGGTGTTGCATCCGTATCCAACGACGGTTATTCCGAATCATACGTGGTTCAGACCGAATCACAGGCACGTGCGGAACTGTCAGTTTGTATTGCAGATTGGTTATCAATGACCGGTTTGGTTGGGGGTTATCCACTATGATGAACACAGACACAGTGACAATCTATAAAAAATCGAAGACCGAAGACACATGGTCAAAGACGGTTGTTCACGGTGTTCAGTGGTCTGACCATGTTGATAAAACGACTACAACCGGACGTGTGTCACGGAAACCGTATGCATCAATCACATTCTTCATCGGATCCGACGAATATGGTCTGAATGATTTCGGTGAAGAAGACATCATCGTTTATGGTGAATGTGAAGCGGTCATTTCGACCGTAAAAGGAAGCAGACCTTCAGACGTGGTTGAAGCAAACGTGAAGTCCGGATTCATCACGTCCGTGAACGATAATACGAACCGTGACCATCTGAAGAA